GCGTGCGAATTTAGCGCAAAAAACAGCTATCCATTTCGCACATCAGAAATATTTTTCAGGCACGCGCCATTTCGCTCCGATTCGTCGTGATATTTTCGGAACATGATTCCGTCGTTCAACCATTCGTCCAATGTGCGTTCAGAAACTTCTTCCTGCTCTTGTAAGTCGTGCGCGTCCATTCGCTCCGTCCAATACGCCACGGCCATCGTGAGCGCATCCAATCGGTCATCATGCGCGAGGGCGTTTCGTTCCCGGCAAAGCCTCGTTAATTGGTAAATGAGGCTGTACGCGGGCGCTCTCTCGTAAGTCCGATAGTCCGCGTCGATGACGGAGCGATTGACAATCAGTCTGTGTTGCATCATGACCGGCTCGAGCGTATCAATAATCCTCAATTCCTTTTGTCCTGTGCTTCTCGTTTCACTGATTGCGCAAGGGTGGATTTTCGAGAATATAGGCTGCATGACTTTACGGAACATTCCGTCGCCGTAGTTGCTTTCAATGACAATCTCGTTCACGCCCCAAAACTTCGCCCGTTGTGCGAGGGTCGTGAGCGTAACGTCGGAATATCCGTCCGTGTAGCCGTCGCTCTCCATTAGGAATAAAGTCCCATTCAAGAATTTGACGATAGCGTAAGCGGTTTCGTCCTTGCCTCGTCCTGACGGGTCAATAGCCATGACCGTCCCGCTGTAGGGTTTCGTTTCCGGCGAACGTGACAGCGGACCGTTATATGTATCCCCCGCCAACGCCACGCATGGAATATCACCAAGCTTTTGATTTGCGCCACTCGCCCAACTCCATTTTATGCTCGTTTCCCTCGGGTCGAGGTCGTCCACAATCCAATCGCCAACGCGCAAGGGATATTTTTCAAGGTCGGACAATTGTGTGTTCAACATGAACTGCAAACTGAAGCCTGCTTTGCCATAGGACAAAAGCCTCTTATTGATTTCTGTCTCATTGAAACGCTTTGGGTCAGTCGGCTTGCCCGCCCATTTGTCCGGCTGTTTGTCATACCTATCGGCAATGAACGGGGCTAATCTGTCGCCGTAAACGCTTCTCTCCGTCGGGCTATTTGGGTATCGAACCGGCCAAATCCTCATCAAGTACCCTCGATTAAGAAGTGTATTGTAAAGACTTGCCTCGTTTTGCGGTGTTCCCAAATAAATAATCATTCCGCCGGGTTTGAGAATAGCGTCGTATTCCTTTACCAACTCCGCCAACTTCTCGCGCTGTAATTGCGTTCCGCTGTTCTTTGGAATCTCCACGTCATCTGAAATAAGAAGGTCAGCACGCGTACCCGTGATTTGTCCCGTGATACCAACTGACTTCACCGACGGGGAAATGTCCGGCGTGCAACCGCCAACGTCGAACAAATTCTGCGTGTCGAGTTGGTCTTTGCTTGCCCGCATATCGTCCAAAAATGGAAGCGTCTGAATTATGCGCTTGACAAATCGCGCGTTCGCGTCTGCCCGGTCAGCACTCGCCGACACGATAAGCACTTTAATTTCTCTGTCTTGCCAAAGCTTCCATACGGCGTACGCGCATGTCAGAAACGATTTAGCGACGCCGCGGAAGCCCTCGATAATCACGCGGTCAGACGGCGGATTCTGCAAATACTTTGCTATGTCAACCTGAATCGGCGTTGGCTCGGGAAGCGAAATCATCTTCCACACGATATAGACAAACGCCCAAAACTCATTCTTTGCTTTTTCAATATCCGCCGTCGTCCACTCGTTTTTTTGTAGGACTTGAAACCCATTTTTTGTATTCGCCATATTACTGCACCTCTGCGTCGTACTCACTCACAAGGTCGGGGATTGTCGTTTCTTTTGAATTCATCAACCCGCGAATATCAGCGACGCCATCCGTTTCCGTCGTCGTTATGAAATTGTTTTCTTTGAGAAACTGCCGGACTTTCGCCAAGAAAGCGGGATTGCGCCGCATTTCTTCGTCGTTCAGTCCTTCCAGTAATGCCTGTACTTCCTGCTTTGCGATTTCATCAATGAGCTCCTGCTTCACTTTCGCATGCATGACAACCCAACTCCTTTCTTAAAAATGAACTTTCCACTGCACTTCCGCACCATTGAGTTCGTTTTTGTCTATGCTCCAGTGTCCCTCCACGGCCACAGAATGAGCTTTATCATAATTGCGCTGAATAGACACAACGCCGTAATTATCGCCTGCGTGCCGACCAACGCCCATTCCAAATTCCCAATCGCGGTATGTGTTAATCTTGTAAACATCTACTTTTGCTCCCCCTGTTTCCTCATCTTTGCTTTCTACCACAACGGTCTTGTCTGTCTTTTTGATTGCCGCCGGTGGTAATGTTGGGTCTTTTGTCTCAATCTTATGAGAAACGACAGGCGCATAATGTCCCTCATCGTCGGTCTCATACTCGGTATAAGAATCTGTTATATCACCTTTTCGCTCACCCTTTATGACTTGCGAAACTTCTTTTGCGTCGGATTTCCGCAAGCCGACAGTATTCTGTAAGACATTCTCGTTGCTTGCGTGCTCTTCCGTGAGAACTGTAACAGCCCCGCGCGCTGACTGTTTGCTGATATCAGCATTTAGTTTTGTCAGATAGAAACTCAATCCGACAATCACGCACAAAAGCACGGCAATTATGCCTATTAAAATCTTTGTGTTTCTGTCAAACATTTCGTCCAACCTCCCCTAAAAATAACAAAAAGCACGGAATGGAAAAGGTGTTCTTCCAAACCGTGCTTCTTTCTTTTCTTTTCTCTTTACAGGCTCGGTACTCCGTCGTCAAAGACAACCTTGTATCCGTCGGACGCATAGTCAAGCGCCATATACGGCGACGCTATCGGCCAGTCCGGGAACGCGCGCCCGTCGCTCTCGCGAATGAGCGTTGCCGTCGTCGGGTATTTGTGCGCGAGCGTTGACTCGTCGATGATTTCGTGTGTCTGCGTCTGTACCTCGATAATGTTTGGTCTGTACGGTGTAGCGTTCAACATTGTAATTACCCCTTTCTTAAAATACCAATGCAGGGTGTTCCTGCGTGCTGTGAAGGTAGCGTAGCAAATGCCGCGCTCCGGCGATTGCGTGATTCTTGCTTGTGTAGCGTTCCCCGTTCGCTTTTTCTTCTTCGCTCGGGATTGCGCCAACATTCAGAAAATCATGCGTGTACACAAGGTACTTGTCATTCTCTTGTGTTACGATGACGTGCTGTCTAAGTTCCACTGTGTTTTTGAACCGGCGGTACGCCACCTTGTTTTGTTGCGGGGTCTGCGCCTTGGAGCTCTCCACCCCTGCTATCCAATCAAACACTCTTTCCAAAATTCCCATTGGAATCACGTCCTTTCTTTGTCTTTAATTTTATGGTCTTGGTTTCCGGGAATCAAAAAGCGAGAGAGAGACCTCTCCCGCCCTTGTCCCGTAAAGCTTTTACTGCATGAGAATGTTTCCGTCGAAACACCGGCCACCAATCTCGAGACAGTCTGTATACTGCCAAATTGTGGCGTTCTCCATGTCGCACTCACTATCCCATTGAGCACACCAAATCGGGATATCCTTGCCACAATAGGATTCGATATCGAGGAAATCCTCAAACCAAGACAGGCTCGCGTACACGCCGCAAGTGTAGCCGTTGGCTTTGCATATATTGACAAACTCAGCGCACATTTCGGAGAACAAGTCGCCATCCCATACGTCGTTTTCGCGCTTGTATCCGTCCGCGTCCTCCATGTCAAACCATACTCCCATCGGCAAGTCCTCGTCCGTGATACCGCCCTCGCGCAAAGTCTCAACCAAGAATTCCGCTTCATTGCGTGCGTCCGCAACATCGAGAGCGTAGCTGTAGTAGTAAACGCCGACGGAAAGCCCGTGCGCCTTCGCCTGTGCGTAGTTGTCCCAAAAATCTTCGTCCAAATGGCAATTGCCATAGCCAAGCCGGATAATGACAAAATCCACTTCCGCGGCCACCTCGTCCCATGGAATGTACGAATTGTTTTCGGAAACGTCAATTCCGTATCGCATAGTATCTTCCTCCCCACTTAACATCTTTGTGTATCTTTCTGCTTCTACAATATGCATGTCGTCCTCCTTATTGTTATCAATGGCGCGGTCGCGTTCCCGGTGTTTGTAGCGCCATTCCTCTTCGTGCCGTGTGTACATCTTACTTTCCGCCTTTCTTTTTCCGGTGCTTAACATACGCGTCATCGTCGTCGTCGGTGTCAATATTCTTTTCAGCAATGTCCTTAATCTTGCTCGAGATAAAGACCGGGAGATATTTGCCCCACCCGATTCTGTCAATATTCTCGAGAATAGACAAAGCCTCAATGATAGCAAAACCACTAATGACCATTCCGCGCAACATCTTCATTCCCATTGCCATGTCAATCAGACAAGCGAAACCAATTGCAAAGAAAATCGCAACTTTCTTCCAAAGGCCGTTTGCGCCTATCGTGCTGTTGAGTTTGTGTTTCCGCCACGCCGCACCAACGCCGGACGCAAAGTCAACAATCATCAAAACGCACAATGCTTTTATCGGCGCGTCAATCCCGCCAAGCATGAGGTCAAGAAAAACCCATAGTGCCGCGCTTGCGACTGCCGCTTTTGCTTCAAGCGTCGTATAAAGAGTAAAGAAATTCATCGGAATTCATGTCTCCTTTCTGCCAAAAAGAAAAGAAGCGGGGGAACGCTCCCCCGCCCTTGTGTTAACTCTTGTTCTTGATTTGAACTTGTTGTGTCATCGTCAACGCACGGTAATGTTCCGTCTCGGGTATCGTTATCGTGACATTCGTTGTACCGATTGCCTTTGGCGTTACTGTTGCTGTGACACGATACGATGTTTCTTGCGGATAATCCGTGTTATTGTGGCGGAAGTCACTCAAAGTTACATCAAGTATGCTCGGGTCTTCGACCGTTACTTGAATATCGTTAATAGAGGAGATTTCACCGTGTCGTATCTGTACACCCGTTGTGTCCGTCTTTACACCATCTTCAAGATAGTACGAACCCCCAATATAGTGCACCATATAACCTGCCGTGTCTTTGCCTTTCAACCCAGCCACAAGCGAGGCAATATAGACCAACGGTGCAGTGCTCTCGCCTTCCGCAATTTCGACCTTCGCATATATATGTTCATTATACGCATACGGACATTTGTTTGTCACTGTGTACTGCTGTCGCGAGCTATCGCCCCACGAACCAATTGGAGCGATTTCGATTTTGTCCGCTATTTCAGCCGGGATAGCTGTGATAGTCGGAGCGGGCGATAATGCAATGCCGCGCGAGATACCCCAAACGCTCGTATAGTTGTAGCCGTGTGTGGGGGTGTCGCCGACATAAGACGTCGTCCACTGCTTCGAGATAGGGCACGCTTTATGCAAAGTCCACTCGAACTCACGCGTGCGTTCAGTCGAACCGTCCCACCACGCCTCAATATTGTCATTGAGCGTTGCTCGCAGAGTATGCTTACCCACTGTGCTCGCTTTGTCTGTCCCTGTCTCAATCGTACATCCTACAGCGTCTTTCGGCAAATATACGAGTTGTGTACCGTTTGCGTGTGCCGCAGAAATCGAGTTGTCGCGCTTGTCATACTCAACATACGCGCCCTTCGCATATTCTACATAGAAAGTCCGTTGCGCACTTTCTTTGTACTGTGCAGATTTCAGTGTTTTCACACGAATGCTTGTGTTGTTGTACACATAATCTACAAGCTGCTCATACGAACGGTATTGCTTTTCGTCGGCGCTTAATTGTTTTTCAAAGCGACTTGGTTCAGTCAAGCGAAGCGTGATAGTATGATTTTCTCTGTCGACTTCGTAGACAGGGTGACGCGGATATTGTGCGTTGTCCGGTACTTCGACAGAAATTTCGCCATCGCTTTCCGTCTCATACTGAATTACCATGTCGTTTCCGCCGTAGTATAGCTGAGGTGTTGACCCGCTCTTTTTATGTTCACTTAACAGAGTGAGCGTCGGAGCAGCGCAATCATCGAGCGTGCGTTCATGCGTCCACGTGAATTCCTTTGGCGTGCGCGTATGGTCAGGCCATTCGTACCCTTCCGCCGGTGTAAGCGTAAAGGTGTAGTCTCCGCTATCGCGCTTCTCATAGACGCAGAAATCCCCGCTCAAAATCATGTTGGACTTTGTAAGCGTCCCGTTCGCGACAAATGAAGCAAGCTCGCTATTGCTCGGACTGTATCCTGTCATTCGCGGATACTTGTACGACATGCCGGAATTAGAATCAGAGTACGTATAGGGCGTTCCCGTTCCCATTCTCGGCGTGTTGTCATAGCCGATTATAGCCGGAAAATGTGCTGTCTGCGTGATAGTGACAACAAAGCCATTAGCCTCGTCGTCATCAGCATAGACAGTGAAACTCGATGATACCGTGCTATTGTAGCCAAGTCCAATAATGGTTACGTTGTCATGTTCGACGGCGATTTGATATCTGTTTACCGCCTCGCCTTGATACACACCTGTTACATTCGCTCCGTTGCCTTCGTCAATGACTTCGCCGGTCGTGTTGACTTTTGCGTGGAGCGTTGTGTACGGCTCGGAGATAGTGAACTTCAGCGTTTGGTTTGCCGCCATCGGCCAATTTTCCGCCGACGCTGTTTTGTCAAGCGAGAGCGAATAAGGGCTCTGCATTGTCATTGGATGTTCGATACCATTGACCTGTACCGCGCTCAATTGGATTTTCGGAACAGCTTCAACCCAACCTTCCGCGTCGAGTTCAATTTGCATATAGTTCTCCGGCGTGTTGTTTGTCACATCATCAACGAACACATGCAAGAATTCTGTTGAAATCGTGTTCGGGCCATTGCACTCAACACGGATACTGCTATGATTTACTGTAACCGTGAAGCGTGCGCGAGGTTCGCTTCCACTGTAATCGTACATTGTGAACGTATCACCTTCGCTGTAGATTGTGCCGTTGTAGTCGACTTTCAAAGTCGTGTACGGCATATCCGCGGCAAAGTAAAGCGTTTTGACCGGCGCGTTCCATTCAGTCGGTGACGACGCGCTTCCCGAGAAAGCAAATCCCGCCGCGCTGTATGCCTCGCGTGTGGCAATCGTTCCCGCGTCGCCGTTTTGTTCAGCGGTAAGATGTACGCGGTTTCCCGTCTGTGCAACTTCGCCTTCCGCTACCCATTCAAGCGTAAACGAATCACGCGTCCCGTCTGTCCAACAATACAGCGGCTTCAGCGAGCACTGCAACGTGTACGTTCCCGGCGTTTCCGCCCATTGGTTTCCGGCAATCGATACCGCGTCGGGGTTGTAATTGCCAAGAATGACATTCCACTGTTGCCAACTGCCGCCGTAGCTTTCGTGCCGTACATCGCTTACATACGGACGCTCGGTCGGTGTCATCAGCGAATTGTAAATCTCTTCTTTGAGTACATCAATATCGACATTTCCGCCGCCGCCACCGCCGCTTGGCAAATGGTCAATCTTGTACTGCATTGACGCAAGCGTAGACTGAATCGCTTCTATTGCTTCCGTGTTCGCGTTGATTCCCTGCGTGTTCGCGGCGATTGCTTGCGCGTGCCGCGTGAGGGTCTGCTGAATACCGGCAATGTTTTCTTCCGCCGTCGCCATGCGCGTAGTGAGGCGTTCTATCGCTTGCTCGTTCGTAGCGACGCGCTCTGTCAATGCGTTAATTGCTTCTTGCAAAGCGGAGCGCACTTCGGCAATATAAGCGCGAATGGCTTGGTCGAGCGTTTGTATTGCGGCGTCGACGTAATGTTTTGTCGTTGCGTCCGTTGCGTTCTTCGGCTCGGCAACTTTCGCAATTGTCTTGCTTCTCGCGTCCCATGCGGACATAACCTCGTCAAACAGCAAGCAATAATCCTGTATATACTGTTTGATTTCGTCGTCCGCGTGGTCAACATACATCTTGGTGGTTGCGTCCTTCTCGTTTTCGGGTTCTGCCATGTTCGTGATTCGTCCGGCCTTTGCGTTCCACGTTCCAGTTTCAAAGTCAAACAGCATTCCGTACCACAGAATATAATCGTACGCTTCTTCAAGAATGTGAAGCATTTGCACGTCGCGAACGTTCATATCGTAAGCTTTCAAGACGGACGCGTCGACATATTGCGTAAGCAGATATTCTGTAGGTGTCTTTCTGTAAACGCGCACTGTTTCCACGTCTGCCATGTCCGGGGTGTCCATATTGAAATTCAAAATCGAACCTGTGATATCATAGTCCACATGGTATTGCAGGTCTACAAGAGAGCCGTCGTTGCGCTGTCCTTCACACATTACGAATTCTTTTCGCAACGCCATGAAGGGTAAGACACAATACGGTTGAACCCCCGGTGACGCAATCGTCATAGCCTTAAAAGTCCCCATGTCTTATACACACTCCTTCCGAAAATAAAAAGCAAGCGGGGGAACATTCCCCCGCCCTTTGTTGTTATTCTTGCTTCTTTGGTTTCTTCTTTGGTAAGCCGCTATTCTCTACCAACCAAGAGTAAAGAATATTTGTCGGTATCGTGCGCGGAAGTGGAACAACATTGAGAAGATTCCTTATGTCTTTCTGCGACGCTTCCCCTGCACCTATATTGACTACGGCCTGCATAGCACCTAACGGTATCGCCGTCGCTTCTTTTACTGCGGGCAACTGACCAATGGCGCGCCCAAAGAAACCTTGCACCGCGTCATCATAGTTGGTGTCTTTATTTTGCTGTTTGCTTATGCGCGTCCCCGCGTCGGTCGATGTACGAATCGTTGCCGCGTCCGGGTTTGCGATTTCGTAGATATCGTTTACCATTGACAACGGAGAACCGACAATCGAGGAACGGAAAGCAATTGCGCGCCCAAGAGCCTCGTCGGCAAACATGCGCTCGTAATACTGTTCCGCTCTTTCGTCGAGACCTGCGGCTTTCATCATCTGATATGTCAGAGCACACCGCGCCCCGTACATCATGGTATTCGAGATAATGCTCATACCCGCGGCCATTGCGTCGTCAATATCTCCGGCTGTCATTGCGCGGAGCGTTTGAGCGTTGACGGCACGCATTGTGTAATCCTTGAACTGGAAGAACATTCTCGTCATCGAGTTCATATTCTTCAGTAAGTTCCGATTTCCAATTCTACCACCGCTAACAATCGCACGCTCTGCCTGTAATTCGACGTAGTTATAGAACTTCGCGTAAGACCAAGGGTCTGCGTTCTGCCACGCGTGAATGTCAAGACTGAGATAGTTTCCGGCCGCGTCCTTGACAGTGTACGTTCTTATTGCTCCTTGTATGTCTTTCAAATCGGAGCTTGTAATCCGGGACGCTTTCAGTTTTGCCTCGCTAAAAGGATTACGGAGCATTGACCCAACATTCTCACCGTGCGCCGCGCGTACCATATCGCTTATCGCTTGGCTACGAATACCGCGTACCATGTTTTCTGTCATTTGCGGCAACCTGTTGACAAGGCTCGTTATCTTGCCAAGTGTGACAGCGGCATCGTTTGCTTTGATAAGAACATTACTGAACAATGTCCCGTCATTCAAATTCTCACGCACTGCCATATCGCCATAAGATTGACCGAAAATCTTGTGCTCTTGCTCCGCGCCGAAAATGTGCATTTCGATATCGCGGAATGTCTCGCCGCTTATCTTGCCCTCTTTCAAGTCGAACATAAAGTTCTTCAAAGGCTTGAACGCGTCGAGCATGTGCCGGAAACCACCATACGCCATAATGCCGGTTGTTTCGGCTAGCTGCGCAAACATCATGTTGCCGCCGTTCTTTGCGTAGCTCATATTCATACAAGCCTTACAAATTGCGTCGAACTTTGTCATAACGTCCTCGCGCGGGCGCACACCTCTGAGCTCGTTTATGCACTCTTGCAAAAGTTGCACTGATTGCATATCGTCGTTCTTGCTGTGCCCCGTCGCCGCCGCCGTTTTGAGTTCCTGCTTAACTTTGGCGATTGCGCTTTCCATAATCTGCCGCGTGCCAAAGACCGCTTTGACCGCCGCTTCTCCGGCAAATCGCTCCGCGTTGCATTGAATGATTCTATCCAAATCCCAACTGCGAAGGTTATTGTCAAAAGAAAAATCAAATCTATTTCCGTTGATATTGAACTTCATAACGCCTGTAGTATCCATAGGCAAACGCTCTTTGAGGAACGGAAGGCTTCCCAACTGTTCCCGGCCAACGTGCGTTTCGTCAATCATGGACTGAACAAATCCGCCGTCGCCTAATGCGTCTATAGCCCAACCTTCAGCGCGTTCATTGATATTCTCTTCAACCATTTCGTCAGTGATTTCCTTTTTGACATAAGGCTTTTCGTCCTTGCGCCGGATAGACCGCGCTTCTTCCATTTTCTCGGCACGTTCCAACTGCGCCCGGACTTTCTCGCGGTTTGCGTACTTCTTGGCGTATATTTTCAAGTGTTCACGCAGTACGGCAATGTCGTCCGCCGACGCGCACATATTCAAAAGTTTCTTTTGCATGTGCGGGTCAATCTGACGCCATATTTCATCATCGACGCTGTACCAATCTTTTTCGATGAGGTTCTTGCTTGCGCTTGCCCCCACCATTTCCGCGCTTCTCTTGCCTATGTCAATTTGAAGCTTTTTATACATGTCCTCAATGACCGCCGCCGCTTCCTTGACTTCGGGACTGAACGATTCCATTTTGATTCCACCAGCAACATTCCCGGCCTTTGCGTTGATGTATTGCATGACCTGCCGGTTGAAGTCCATGGCCTTCGCTTGACTGAATGCCTCGTCCCACTTGCCAAGTGCTTTTTCGCGAATGTCGAGGAACTTATGATAAGGTGCTATCAACTGCCCCTTTATCATTGCTTTGTGCGTATCCGCGGGCATTGCGTTCTCAATCATACTTCCGCGTCCGCGTGCGTCCTCCATAAGCTTTGAAGCAAGACCACGCAGGGTGTTTGATTTCGAAGTATAGAATGTTCCGAAATATCCCTGCTCCAATTTCTCCAAGAACGCCCGCGTCGGGTTTGCGATAATGTCCGGCATTTTGTCCAAAATCTTATTGAACGCTCCCGTCTGTGTCTCTCGCAATACATCGGATTCGAGCGCGTACATATCGCTCCATATATTCGCGTTGGCGAAACTCTCTTTCGAGAATTGCACGCCCGCGAACGCCGTCGTACCGTCCTCGTTGAAATGAAGGTCGAGCGCATCCTCGCGCTGTTTCTGAATCTGCTGTTCCATGATTTCCTTGATATCCTTTGCCGTGAGTTCGGTCTTTTCTTTTCCCAGTGCTTTACCGAACGCCGCCTTGATATCGGCAAGCATATCGTCCGGCAATGCGCCCTCTTCAACCATTTTGGCAAGGATTTCTTCGGTGTCATGTGACGCAATCCTGTTACGGATTTCAAACGCCTTTGTTCCTTCCGTGTTCGCCATTTCATGTACCTTGCTCATTAACTTGGCATAGTTTTCTCTACCAAGCGTTTTCTGCAATCCCGCGTGAATAGCGAACTCGTGCCCGATTATGCCTTCAATTTCCGCGGGTGAAACTTTATCCGCTAATAGCATGACATAATCCTCGTTCGGGACATAGAAAGCTTTTGCACTCTCGGGAATTTTCCGACCTGTCATCTTCTCAACCAAAGCCGAAGCCTTTTCGTAAGACGTGACAATCAATCGCCCATTGGCGTGGAGTTTATCCAATGCGCTTAAATTATACTTTTTCATCAGCGCGTCATCGTGAATCATCTTTGCGTACTGCAAGGTTTCTTCACCTGCCGCACCGGCTGAAATTGTATTGTGTTCCAAATCATGCGACTTGAGCCACTTCTTCGCGTCATCAAATTCCATTACGCCTTTAACCCCGGCCTTTTTCATCTTTATGGTAAGGATACCCAAAAGCCGATTTGGAAGAACATCACGGTTAATAGCCTCGCTCAAAATCTTGTCTACATCTTTTGTGCCAAGCTCCTCGCTTAATTTATTGAACACACTGCCGGTCTTTGCAATCTCTTTATTGACATAAGATTCGACAGTCTTGTATCCGTCGTCGCCGATAGCGCGCCTTAATCCCGTGGCCGCTGTGTGCGTTTCGGGAATCAGACCGTTTTTCATTGCCGACGTTTCGAGCGCGTCCGCCGCCTTGCGTTCCGCCGTTGATACAGTGCCACCGCCTACAGCATTTCCCAAAGTATGCAGGATTGCACCGCCAAGAAAAGCGAATGCGGCGTTGTGTGCGTAATCTACTTTTTCGCCACCAAAGCGTTCGCGCAACGTATCATCGAAATACTGAACAAGGGCTTGTTCCCCGCCACGAATAGCGAGCATAGCCCCCTGCTTTGCAATCCAATTCAACTTTCCGTAATTGAAGATAGCCGCGCTTCCAACCTTTTCAGCGAATGACAAAGCCTTCACGCTGTTCATCATCGGGATAAGGTTAATCGGGTCAGCAAGCATACCTAATCCGCCACCGGTCATCATCAGCATACCCTTTGCGCTCATGCGTCCATTTGAGGCGTAAAATGCTTCACGCTCGATAGCGCGTTCCTTTTCAATGGCCTTTTGTTTCGCAAGCCACCGCGCACTTTCGCCGTCGGTCGCGTGCATGATACAGAATTCCTGCGCGTCCGTGTCATTCGGTAAAATCTGCTTTATAACTTCAATATCCTCGTCTGTTACCGGTCGACGCGCAAAGAGCGAATGTGTATGGAACATATCAGCGTAACCAAGCTTCATAAGGTCAGCGAACGCTGTCGTTGACGCACTGTCCCAAACGTTTTCCGCCGCAAGCTTTATCGTGTCAAGCCAACTATATTCTTTCGTTTCTTGTTCTACTTTCAAATCAAGGGCTTCTTCGGGGAAAGCGTTGCGGTTGTCATATTGCGCCTTGCGCTCGGGACTGACAACATTATACAGAGCGGAAATAAAGCTTCCACCGCCGGACGTTCCGTCGTATTCGTCGCCTTCGTCATTCTGTAAATGAAAGTGCATTCCACTCCCGGCGTCGTGCCAAAATCCCCAAAGGCCGAGCTCTTCTGCCATTCTCTCCATAAGCCCGTCGGGAACGTTGTCAGCGTACATGTCAAGGGCGTTTCCGCTCAAATGTTTCGAGTTCTTGTCACCGTCGACTTCGGCGTTGTGTTCCTTCGTCCGTGCCCCGCCGGTAATTGACACATCAAATCCCATGTCGTTCATGCGCTTACAAATAACCTTTGCGGCGCGTACCAAATTAGGATTCGTGTTCACCAACCCTTCGTCCTCGATACCGTCCACAATATTGAGTTCGTAATCGTCGGCGGTAAACGGAGAAGGCGGCGGTGTGGCAAGGGCAAAATCGCCCCCGCCTCCGCCATGCTCTTCGTCATCGGTATCCTCGGGCGGCGTCATGACTGCCCCGCTCATTTCAAATGTTTCCGGCAAATCTTCAAAAGAAGTTAGCCCTGCTGGCGGTATCACTGGAATTCTATCTTCCATTGCGTCGCCGCCCCCTTTCTT